CATTTTAGTGTATTTGATCCAAGTACTGGAGTGTTCATTATATAGGGCCATATTACCGAAGTCGTCTTCGTATTGCTTGCTCTTATCCAATTCCCATAGCTTCATTGTTGATCCTTCAATTTTATGAGAGTAATAGTACTCATTTTATGTTAAGTAAAATGAAGAAAGCAGATGAGATACTAAAGGGTGAGGGATGAACAAAGAAGACCATCAACGGGCCAATGACATATTAACCAAAGGTGTTTTTAACTCTCATAAAATTGAAGGATCAACAATGAAGCTATGGGAATTGGATAAGAGCAAGCAATACGAAGACGACTTCGGTAATATGGCCCTATATAATGAACACTCCAGTACTTGGATCAAATACACTAAAATGACTAACGGAAAACTTAAACGTCTTGATGGTTGTTACGAAAATAGCCAATATCATTATGTAGCCGGTGTTGATTTCACCGAACACAACCCAACACCGGAACCATACGAAAAAGTAATACATGTTTATAGGGATATGGTTAATGGTGACGTTCTACTAAACACTCAAGAGGCCGGTTGTATCGATAGAGGTGGTGTCAGCTACATTAGGGATGAGAGCTATAAAATAACTTATGAGCAGAGGGACAAATGAGAGCATATGAAATATATGGACTTGTAATGGCGTTATTATTAATTACTCATGGTTGGTGGTGCAAATGAAAAACCTTAAATGGATACCCCTAAGCAGCGAAGTCCACTATAACACTAGCGCACTAGTACTAGGAGACGTAGTACTTTTCAAAGACCGATGGGATAAATCAATTGCAATGACTACAGTTAGACTAGAAGATATCGACTTAGCAATATTAGAATTCTTGCAAATTGGTGATAGTAAAATGAGAGGAGTTCTAAAGAAAAGATTTCCTCTTTGTGAAATCAGTGAAGACGGTAAAGTCATAATGGCCGATAGTTCTAACGGAGTTTATTAGTGACTGAAGAGGAGATTGATGAGATTATTGCTGAGTATATGGAAACTGAAGTGTGGGATGATGTTATTATAATAAGAGGTGGAATAGTAAGTGTAGAACATAAATTGTACACCAAATCACTCGACGCATTAATCCCAGTGGTTGAAAAATTAAATAAAAAAGAACAAGTAATTTTTGCAATAGAATGTGATTACGATACATTAGCTTTTCCGGATATTTGGCATTCTGAATACTGGGTAGAGGGGTACGGGGTTACACACGACTATAGAGGAAACGAGAGTAAAAAATCACCATCCCTAGCATTGGCTACCGCATGCGCTAAAGTAATCAAGGACTTAAATGAAACGAACTAACCCACCCTACTACAAGTTCGAGCAGATAATTCTAATGCGTATAGAAGAACTTAAAGAACATATCCTATATAACAACACTAGAGATAATAGAGAACTAATTGCAATCAACTATAACTTTATAGATGCTATTAACTTACACAGGAGAATGTACTCGTGAGTGACAACAGTCGTAAATATTGCTTAACAAATAGAGGTGCAAACAATGTTATCGCTTTGTGCACACTCGGTTTATGGAAGTTAATAGAATGCGCTGTATGGTGTGCAGATTGGATAATAGAGCACGTAACAATTAAATAAGGAAATACAATGCCAACACGTAAACAACTACTAGCTAAAATCAAGAACGCCCGAACAGGTAAAAAGCTTTCAATAGCAGTAATCCTGATAGGTATACTCAGCTTCTTATTCTTCGATAAACAAGAAGAAGTTGCCATAGATGCTTTAATGCGATTAGATCAGGGCAAGCTTAATCAGGTGAGGTTGAAGTGAGTACCTATCAAAGAGATGTTGGACACAACCTTAAATGGGAAGACCCTTTACATCATGACTTAATATTGAGGATACGAATAATTAAACATGTATTTTCAGAAAACACACCCAACGAATTAATGGAAATAGAGCTTTATAAATATATATTAAAAACATGGGATGACTAATGGACATAAAGAAAATACACAAAAAGATAATCAAACACTTCAGAGATAACATCAAAAAAGTTAAGTACACTTCTAGTAGGGAATATAAATCTCTCACCCTTATTACAGAAGACCACGAAGTCTCAATCTTCTCTAAGAACGGAAACTACTCTGATAGCTACATGGACTATAACAAAAAACCAATTAAGCTAGGTGGTAACATAATCTACTCAATGTTTAATGAGATTGAAACATTCAGACAGAAATCAAAGCTACCGGATAACCTCGGTGACAATGAAGATTTTATGGACTTTGTAGAGGGGCTGAAGTGATTGAGTTCAACAAAGAAACACGCAAGTACATCCTTAGAAGCAAGGACGGTAAACGCAAGCTAGGTGAGTTTGATACTAGAGGTCAAGCGGTTGAAAGAGAAAAAGAAATACTAGCAATTATAAACAAAGATAGAAAAGTTAAACTGTCAGATAGGAAGAGTTTTTAATAAGGAATAAACATGTTCGAGATAAAAGGAATTATCTCCATATCAGAAGTCACTAGTCTCTATATCGAATACATATTTGATTTATGTGACCAGAATATAGCTGAGACTGCACGTAAACTAGAGTGCTCACCAAAGACAGTTAAGAATCACCTTAGAAGTCATTACATACGTCGGAATTTTGACGCTAATAATGAAATCCCAATTAACGTAACTATAGACCAATTGAAAGATAGACAGTGCATCTTCCCAAGTAATGAGTTCCGTTGTAAGTACAGAGATGAAATGCTTAACCGTGACCGACTGTAGGAGGCGTTATGAATTTAGATCAAGAAACTATTAAAAAAGGTAGAGAAATGGGTAGTAGCCTTCTAGGCAGGGCCATATCGACTGCAGACAGTAAAAGTCAGGCAGGGAACCAATTAGATGTAGCTCTTTATATTGGAGTCCACATCTGTGCTTCTGTTGTTTATAATATGACTAGAGAAGAATGTGTTAAAAACACTAGGTCTGCAACAGAGGCAATGGCAGAGATTAGTGAGTTGATTGAAGAGGAAATTTATTTCTTAAAAGATAATGACTCTTTAGAATTTATCGATTTAAAAGAAAAGTAAGCAGGAAATATTGTATTTATGCAAACTAAAAAACAATCTCTATACGAATCAATAACCAACATAGTGGTCGGTATGGTGCTTAACTATATAGCTAATGCGACTATACTGCCTTTGTTTTTTGAAATTTCACTTAAGTCCGTAGACTACATTAAGTTAACTTTAATTTATACGGTGATATCCCTCATTCGTAGCTACGGGCTTAGGCGATACTATAATGTTAAACATAATAAGGATGATATATGATTAGTGCCCTCAAGGGATACTTAGCAGGTTTTATATACATGGTTACCTTGTTTTGTGTTCACTATATTATGAATCTAGTAAATTGGTTAAAAGAAAAATGAAAGAAATAATATTCGACTTTGAAAGATACTCAGAAAACTTCTTACACATTAAAACTAAGAGCGCAGAGCTAATCCCATTTAAGTTTAACTATTATCAGAAAAAAATAATGAAAATGATTCGTAAGGATATCAAAAATGATGTACCTATTAGATATATTATTCTTAAGTGTCGTCAAGTTGGCGGTTCTACCTTTGGTAGTGGCTTTAATTATCATTGTGCAGCTACTCAGTATTATAAGAACTCTCAAGTAGTAGCTCATGATAATGATTCAACAACTAACTTGTTCAACATGTGTAAACTCTTTTGGGAGTCTTCTCTAGAAAACATAAGACCAATGAGAAGATATTCTAATCAAAAGAAGTTAGTTTTCGAGAACCCCAAAGATGATGAACGTGACACTAACCCAGGCCTTAGAAGCACTATATCCATCGATACAGCTAACAACTTAACTGCAGGACGTTCTGGTACTATTCATCACTTACACATCTCAGAGCTACCTTTCTGGAAGAATGCAGCTATCGTTATCACTGGATTACTTCAAGCAGTCCCATATGAACCTAATACTTCAGTTATTATAGAAGGTACTGCTAATGGCATGGGCGGAGACGGTGAAGAGTTTTATAATAGATGCATGTCAGCAATGAAAGGTGAATCTGATTTCAAGTTTATCTTCTTCAAATGGACTGATAACCCTGAATACGAAATTAACCCACCTGCAGACTTTAGATTAACTGAAGATGAGTTAATACTTCAAAAGTTTCACCCTGAGTTAGACAGAAGAAAACTAGCGTGGCGTAGATATAAGATTAACAATGAAATGGGCAGTAGTTTTCTAGACCCACGTGACCAATTTAAACAAGAGTACCCACTAACACCTGAGGAAGCTTTCTTAGCTTCAGGTAGACCAGTGTTCGACTCTGACACAATTATATCGAGAATTACAGCAATAAGAGATATTCCCTTTCATAGAGGCTTTCTAACTGTCCACGGTGAACTAGTTATAGACTCCAAAGGGCCGTTAAAGATATTCGAACAAGAGAGTGACAAAAAGCATTATGCATTAGGTGCAGACGTAGCTGAAGGCTTAATAGAAGGTGATTTTAGCACCATGAGTGTCTTGGATAAAAACATGTATCAAGTAGCAAGCTTCAAAGACCATGTAGCACCTGATTTATTTGGTAACAGGATATTTGATATGTGTGAGAAATACAGAGACGCTCTATGTGCAGTAGAAGTAAACAATCACGGTCACTCAGTGATGAATACACTTAAACAGAAGAACTATACTAATTTCTACACACGAGAAGTCCTAGACCAAAGAACTAACACTTATACCAAAAAGATTGGTTGGCAGACAAACATGAAAACTAAGCCTCAAATGCTAGATGCATTCATAGCTAACTTTCGTGATGGTCATGTAGTTATTAATGACGTTGAGCTATTACAAGAAATGTTAACACTTCAATATGAACCAGATGGTAAAGTTAACTTAAACGGTAAAGACCTAGTAGTCTCAATGTGTATAGCGATACAAGCTACTCACCAGATACCAGAACAAAGTATTGGTGTTACTCATAGAAGAGTAGTAGATCCAGCTAAGATGAATATAGGAGATAAGCTTAAATGGCTTAAGAAAGATAAGAGAAAACTAAGAGAAAGGAGCTTTAGATGAATTGGTGGCAACAATGGAAGTGGTTAAAAAAGAGAGGGTGTGCTTACTGTGATTTTAAGGAGTATGATTACGATTTAAAAAGATATTTTTACTCAACTACGACTGAATTATATACAGATGATGATATTTTTATGGGAAGTTTTAATATTAGAAGAGACTGGATAGAGAGGTTATAATGAATTGGATAATTGAAAACTGGCAGGCCATTGCTATAGTCGTTCTATACTCAGCAGTAATACGGAACCATTTCAAATACAAAGAAGAACTCAGAGAAATTTGGCTTAGTATGAACTTGAGTACAAAGGCCATAAAAGAAAGAAATGAAGTAGCACTCAGAACTGGTGTATCTGTACCAAGTAAAGACAATGCTAGAATATTGGACAGAACTTATGAAAGAGCATTCCCCTCAGAACCCCGATGATATATTGAAATGCCCCTGTGGTAGAGGCAGAAATATACAATGGGGTTGGCATGAAGAAGGCAAACAAACAATAATGATGTGCTCTTTTTGCTTTGGTGAAAAATTAAAAGAAAGTAACCCTCTAGAAGGCTGGGAACCTCCTAAGTATCATACTGGTCAAACCAATATTCGCTCTCTCTGAGTCTATCCATGCAATTACTAATTTTAGCTGCATCATCTGGAAAATCATCGTCATCGGTACATTCCCAAATGCCTAGTAGCTCTTTATCTAGATTAATATAAAGGAGTCTAACTCTTTGCATCGTACTTAAATGTTGTTTGTGAATTAAAGGGAACTTTAGTTTCTTCCCCATTAAATAGACCTAGGTTTTTTCCCATCACTGTTAACTCTTGCTGTAGTACCACAGTCCTTGCATATCTTTCTTTGATACTTAGTAGTCTTTGTGAATATGTATCCATTGAACTTTATATCTTCACTTCCACAATTAGGGCATATATCTGTAAACTCTCTAGCTTGCTTTTTGTTCTTCCATAGATTCATATTTGGCATGTTTTTAATTAGAGGTATTAATTCAATAAAGCACTTCTCTGTTAGGCTAACATCTTGCTTACAATATTCAGTCATTGTCTTCATTGCTTTCTTACTTTTGCCATGTACATTAACCCACAAATCCCAACCACCATTTTCCATCTTCTTATCTTTAACTAGAAGTTTTCCTATAATGTTAAGGCTATTATTAAAAGCGTAGAGATTGGACTTTGCTATTTGGCACGTGTCTATATGGGTAATATTTCGCATAGGTTTAAAGCCGTGATACATAAGCCTAGTTTGCAAGAACTTCCAATCAAACCTTTTACCGTTATGAGTTACTACTGCGTCTGCAGTTAATAGGACTTTATTGATTTCTTTGCATACGGAGTAATCATCGTTCACATCTTTTTTCCATCTAGAAAAATCCCATGCATTAATACAATGAGTTTTCTTCTCACCATATTCCTTCCATCCTGCACAGATAATTGAACTGATTGTAGCTTTCAGAGTTAGACCAGGATAAGCACTTAGTCTCGGCCACACCTTTAAAGCTTCTGGAAGATTGGGAAGAGTTTCTAAATCAAAGATAATGATTCTTGGTTTTGCTATGCTACCATCCTTGCTAGATGGAAAGACAGACATGAAAAAGGTAGATCTACCGTATTGACCATTTCAACTTCCTTGTCTATTTGGATAGCTTGATTATTCTACATATTTTAATTGATTGCAAACTTAGTCAGTAAATTTGATTTTTTTAATTGCTTCAGCTTCATTGTCCGATATATCTAGTCCACTTTCTTGAACTAGTTCTCTAATCACTTCGTCATCAAATATGGGATTATGATCTATCTTCTTTTGCTTTTGACTCTCCGTTCCCATTTCTTCTAGACCACGTTTCTTTAGTTCTTCTTTATGCTGGGCATAACTTCCAATGTACTTACCTAATCCAGGATTATATCCAGGAGTAAAACCACCATTACGATTATGCGAGTTACCTCTAAGTGGTTTAATAGTTTTAAGCTTGCTTAAGTAACCACTATAGACACATTCTACATTGTGTTTTGCCATATACAATTCAACTTCACCACCTTTAGAAGGCATCTGGTGTTTGGTTCCATCGCTAAAGATGTATAAGTACTTTTTAACTTCGTTTGACATAATGCACCTTTCTGTCACTATGTTAGCTAGTTTATACTAAATTAGTATTATTTCAAGGCATAGAGAATTGGAGAGAGTTTTCTAATGAGCATAAGCAACTCAGACGAGCAGGAGAAGCTTCTAGCAAAAGTAGACAGATTTTTCAAAGAGGCCAAACAGGCCAGAGATAGAAGAAAAGAAGAATTTGAAGAGGCCGAACGCTTTTACGATGGAAAACAGTGGAAAGTCGCCACTGAAAGACCAGTAGATAACTTTTGTTTTCAAATAATTGAAACAGAAGTTCCTATTCTAACAGATTCAACACCAGGTACAGAAATCATTGCACATCAAGAAGATCGTGAAGACGATGCTAAAATCTTGAACTCAGCAATAGATTACACCTACGACCAAGAAGACCTCACACTTAAAAACTCTCTTGTTCTTAAAAGTGCTCTTAAAACGGGTACTGCCTTTTACGCACCTAGATGGGACCCTGACAGAGAAGAAGGTGAAGGTGGTACAGAAATTAGAATACTGAATTGGCGTAATTTCTTTATAGATCCATTAGCAAATGAATTAGACGATGCAGCATATGCAGGTGTTAGAGTTCAAATTAGAGTTGATGAGCTAGCAAGAATGTTTCCTGATAAAGAAGATGAAATCAGAGAGCACGTAATGAGTGCTGACGACTTGTTTAGAGGGATGGACAGAGAAGCTTTAAGAGAAGAAAAGCATGACTTTAGATCTGACACTACTTCTGACCCAAAGCAAGATATAAAAGAAACTACAGTCTTTGAAGAAATGTATCTCAAAGATTATTCAATGGAAGAAATTCCACTTGAAGAAGTGGAAGCTGAAATTGATAAAGAGTTTAACGAGATAGAACAAGGCATTAACCCAGATGTAGGTAAATCTGAACCTCATGGTTTGCATATAGAAGCACATTTATCTCAAGAAAGAGGAATATTAGAAGCAATTAAACCCGAATTAGCTTCTGCGTTAGGGATACCAATCAGTGAGATAACCGAAGAGCACGAACCTTTTATAGCAGAATTATTTCCAGACGTAGCTGTTTCGCTTCAAGTGTTGAGAGATCACATGAGAATGCATGAAATTCTAGATGAAGAGAACCCTGGTGGTAAAAGACCTAAATTTAGAAACAATATTAGATATATAATTAAAACTGGAAAACTTATTCTTTTTGATGGTGAGCCAGACATACCCCATGGGATTTTTCCTTATGTACCAGTCTATTGTTACAAAGATGACAATAGCTTTTGGGGTACTGGTGAGCTTAAGAATATTATTAAACCTCAGAAGTCTTACAATGAAATGAGCTTTGCTGAATATGAAAGTTTGATGCTAACTGCCAACACTGGTTGGGTAAAAGACGATAATTCAGGTGTAGAAGATGATGACCTTACTAATGAGCAAGGTATTATTATAACTAAGAAGCAAGGTTCCATAGTTCAAAGATTAGAATCAGGCACAACTTCACCACAATTGGGTGCAAGAAGGACAGCAGATAGAGAAGTAATTGAAGCTATTAGCGGTATCAATGAAGCTACTCAAGGTAGAAAGCCTGGTGGTATTACAGCAGCTAGGGCTATCGAAGCATTAAGTGCACAAGCTATTGGAAGAATGAGACTTAAGTCTCGTTATTTTGAGCTATCCTCTATGAAAAGGCTTGGCATATTAATAGCTGGAATAATTGTTAATAAGTGGTCAACCGAAAGACAAATAAGAATATGGGATAGTAATGGAAAACTTAAAAGGATGAACTTTAATCCTGAGAATGTGCAGGATTTAAAATACGAAGTAAGAGTAGCACCAGGTAGTACTGCTGGTTTTGACAAGCAATCACTATTTGAATTCTATGGTAATTTAGCTGCTCAACAAATTATAACACCTAGGCAGATGATTGAGTTAGTTCCTGACATACCAGGAAAATCTAAAATCCTTGAGTTGTTAGAAGCTCAGGATGAACAGACTGCAATTATAGAGCAGTTAAGCGCTCAAAACGAACAAATGACCGCACAATTACAGCAAGTAGCTCAATCAGTTCAAGGTCAACTTGAAGCTGAAGGTGAAGTACCACCAGTAGAGGGAGCACCTCCACAAGGTGCAGCACCGGTAGAAGGTTTACAATAGTTAAGCAATCCGAAAGGGACTTAACAAACAAAGGATATTAATGGAAGAAAGTGAAATGATCGATGCAGGACCTAACGCTCTTGATCCAGATGTTGCTGGTATCATGAGTGATTTAGGAATTGACACCGGCGAAAGTACAGAAGCGGTTGAGCAAACCACAGAAGTGGACTCTGAAAAAGAACTAGCTACTGGTACCGAACAAGTATTAAACGAGTTGAATGATGACCAAGACTTAGAAGACATTTTAAGTGAAGTCGAATCTGAGCAAACAGAAGAAACAGAGAAAGAAGTATCTGAAGAATTTGAACTCAAAAGAGGCGACGAAGTCATAAATGTTGGAAGAGATCAAGTCATCGACCTTGCACAGAAAGGTCATGACTACACTCAGAAGACTCAAGAATTATCAGAAGAAAGAAAATCATTTGAAACTGAAATCGAAGAAGCAAAGGAATACCTCCTTCAAAAAGACAAAGAATATAATGATTTAATTACTTCAAACAAAGCAGTTATTAATAATGATCAAATGTGGGGTGCAGCAATAGATCGCATGAAGGCCGACGGTCGTACAGACTTAATCGAAGACATGCAGTTCTATTTTCAAGCTCAAGAGAGAGAATTTAATAATCCTGTAGTACAGCAAATGCAAAACCAACTAAGTAATTTAGAAGGACAGATACAAGATCAGAATCAAAGTACTCTAAATAAAGAACTAGAGTTATCAGACCAAAAACATTTAAATGAGTTCGATAATGAGTGGAAGGAATTGAATCCCGTCATTAAAGAGCTTGAAAAGTTAGGTCTTAAAATAAGTGAGGAAGACGTCATGGACGTCTGGGCAAATAACGAAAAGCTTAAGTGGAATGTAAAAAAATCACTTAGTGCTGCTTATGGCGAACAAATTACGAGTCTTAAAGTTTCAAAAGCTAAGGTTCAAAGAGTTCAAAATAGTGTTCGTAAGGGCCCTCCTTCTTTGAAAACTGGTGTTGGAACAAATTCTTCTGGAAGTTCTAGTGGAGATAAAGGTGCTATACCAGACACAATGTCTACAGCACACACCGCATACGCAATGGCACGGGAAATGGGGATCGAACTCTAGCTAAATGCACCTCTATAACGGAGGTTTAAAATGGCATTGCCAAATAATCAACTCGAAGCTATTACAGTAAAGCTTATCGAGAAAAAACTTGTAAACAACGTTTACAATTCAAAAGGAACTCTAGTTCTTTATTTAGAGTACTTTGATTCTGATCTTGTATCTGTCCTTCTAAATTACTTAGTTGGTTTTGCATTTGCTGTACTACAGGATTATTAAATTCTCTCTCTTGAGCTTGAAAATAGAACTGCATGTCT